GCTTGCCAACTTCTTTTAAAACATTTCTATCGGTTACGTCTACTTCTTTAGGTTTTACTAATTTGCCGTTTAAGTAACTGAAGTCATTTGTATATTCTGCTAAATCTGTATTATCTAGGACTTCGAATGTTTTGTTTCCTTTTAAAGCGTTGATAATTGAAGTGGCTAACATTCCACTTTCACCAGTTATAAATAGTTTTCTCATTAAGGTATGTCTTTTATTATTTTGATTGCCGATTCTTCCACTGTATCAATGGTTGTATCGTATTTTTTAACTTTAATTCCCATCTTTTCACCAATATCGATAACAGATAAAAATACTTCTCTTTGATATCTCCAATCTTCTATTGCTAAATCTTGTTCGTCGTGTTCTATAAATCTTTCTTTTATTGTTTTATAATCACAATCTATGAATATAAATTCTTCCCCTGCTAGATATGCCTGAAACCACATATCAAAAAATTTATTTACGTATTCTTCGCTTCTATCATAAATCATTAGATAAGCTATTTGAGATATATACGATCTTACAACTGTCATAATAGAACCTTCAGATAATTGCACTACTTTAACTCTTACAGAATCTTTACCTGTTTTATCTGGTCCGTCGATATGTACGAAAATTGGTTTTCTTTTGTATTTATTCATAGTATTAATATAACAAAAATTAACGACATAATGAAATTAATCTTCTAATAATTGCATCATAGTTGTGATGCACATTAGCTGTTTGACTTTGACTCTTCCAAAAATTAATGTCTTATAATATTTAGGTTCTGCTACATTGTGGAGTACCGCTAAGTTGCCTGCCATTTGAATTATTTCACTGATATCTCTAATAGGCAATGTATCTAAGGGAGTACATATCATTAGTTCTTTTGTATTGTCGGATCTATCGATTACATAAGATATTTCGGACGATACTTCCCATTTGCTCACTATCTTTTCAGACATAGAGTTTTCCCAATGTTCTATTTCTTTTTTAGCACCAGGGTTTTCGTAAAAGCAAAGCGTTAATTTAGTTTGTTCCATTTCTTTTTGTTTCTGACAATGTTTTATCTAGTACTTCTATTCCGCTATTTAATTTTCTTTTCAATGTATCTTCTGAGTATATACCTAAGTTCTTTTTTAAATATACTTTAAATCCATTATCGTTTAATTTGTTTGCATTATTTATATCGTCGTCGATACAAAAAGCTACTTGTTCTGGTTCGAAATTATTTATAATATATTTTTCTTTTTCTTCGTCGAACATAATTGCATCATAACATATATCGTTATCGGATAACCATTTTAAAGTATCGGAATAAATTCTAAAATATTTTTTATATGGTCTTGCCGTTAAAAGAACTATAGAATATTTTTCACATATTCCTTTCATGAACTCCTTTGCACCGTCCAATACTTCTAATTCTGCTTTTGCACCGGAAGTCCTATAACTGGATTTTAATTTATATTGCTGTTTCTTAGGTACTTCTTCTTTAAATTGAGTTATCGTAGTAAACGTCTTACCTAGTTCAGTAGATACAAATTCCAAAAATCCACCCGGCCAATCAGCTAATACTCCATCGATGTCAATAAAAGCAATTGGTTTATTACTCGCTTTTATTTTATTCATAGTTTCTTCTTGAGCAAATTTAGCTTCAACAACTTTAGATTTATCTTTAAATTTAGAATATATATCGTCTATAGAAAAACCATTTAGCTGCATTAAACCTAATAAATATTTCATTACGTCAACACATTCCTCTAATATATTATCATCGACATCTTCTGTGATTTTAGTCGTGTGCGATTTCCAATCTATTTCGTCTAATACTTCGTACACTTCTTTTGATAGCGCTAAGATATATTCTTTGTTCCATTTTATTTTTAGGTCTTTATCGTTTTTAATATCTTCTAACGTTAATCCCTTTTTCTCAAAGAAATCCTTTGTGAACTTATATTGTATTTCGTATATTTCTTCTAACTTATCCATAATTTAACTCTATCTAATACTTCGTTTGCTTTTACTTTGTGATTCCATTGTGCGAATCTACCTAGCATTTTTATTCCGTTTATACTGTCTATGTTTTTACTTTCTACTATTTGAATCGGCATATTTTCAAATTTCATTTGAACTATATTATCTTCTATTACCTTTGAATCAATTGGTTCGACCGATTCGTATACTATGTAAGAATCAAAATATGTTTTCCTAGTCCATTCGGAATCGGCGGAGTAAATATAATTATAACCTTGAAGGTCAACCATCCAATCGTAACTTGTTTTATAAAAACATTTTGTCTTTGTTTTAAATTCAGATAAATCAATATCCATATCTGGTGCTAACTTACTTAATATATTTAGATTTATTGTAGATATAACTTTATCGTAAAAAACAGTTAATCCAATGTCTTCGCCTTCACCGGCAAACGTAATTGTTTTATTGTTTATATCTATGTTTTCAATATGCTTTTCTATTAATTGACCTCTACTTTTTATAATTTCAAGTAATCTATTAAACACAGCCGCATAACTTTCTTCCGTCAACATACCTATTTCAATATGTTCTATTTCGTTTTTACCTTCGGATAAATGACTGCTTTCTATTGATTTAGTTCCTCTGGTTTTTTCAACGTATTTAGTTTTAAATCCTTCATAAGGTTTATCTTCTGGAAATCCGTTTTCCATATAACCTATTTTAGCGATTTCAACTCTAGTATCTCCACCAAATATTTCGTCGATTAATTCAGACATATTTGTAGTGTTTTGTAATAATCTTGGGCCAGGAATAAACGGAGCTTTCAATTGCCCTAATGGACTTTTGTCGATTACTTTATAATCTTTCATGTAATAAGCAGCGATTAGTCCCGCCGGTCCTGCTCCGATGATGTAATTATTTTTCATATATAACCTTTGTTTGTTTTTTTGATATGTCTATAATATAACAAATTTTTACGACATAGGGAAATAATTAAAGTATTATTTTGTACTAAGGGGCAGTACGGTTTTACTTAATTGTTATAACTTTAGTTTTAGCAGCTGCTGACTTAGGTACTGTAATTTGTAACAAACCGTTTGTCATAGTTGCATCTAATTTTGATAGATCGTATTCTGCAGAAACTTTCCATCCCATATTAAAACTCCTTCTTGCAATACCTCTATGCAATATAATAGGTGCTTCTTCTGATGATGGGTTAGATTCTATACTTGGTTTTTTGTAAGTAACCTTTAAAGTATTACTTTCAATTGTTATGTGAATGTCACTTTTTTCTAGACCAACGCATGCAATATCAAAGCATAATGTATCGTCCTGCGTAAATACATCTACCGGATAATCTGGTTTAGCTTCAATAAAAGAATTGAATCTTGTATTGGTATCGAAAAAGTTTTTGAATAGTAAGTCGGTTGAGAACATTCTCTCACCTAATAGTGTTGTTGTCATATTAATCTCCTTAAATGATTTTATTAATGTACTGCCCCTTTAAGTACAGTTATTAATTTGTATATATAAATATACGGTTATTATAATTGACCTATTTCGCAAGATCCACCTGCACAAGCCAATTCGTTTGTTAGATCTGTATTGTCTGTCATTTCAATTACTTTTGTTAAGTCTATTGAATGCAATGATTTCAACATTTCTTTATATTTTTTACCAGTTATATCTTCGAATGGAGCTTGAACATAACTTCCGCCATCATATGGTAAAACAGAAAGTCCATTATAGTATTCTCTGTTTTCCCACATCCATTCTCCTACCATATCCCACTCGTTATCTTTCAACGAAATAGTAGCCGAAACATTATGTCCATTACTTCCTTTTCTATGACCGGATTTTACCCATTCTGTAGCAACTTTCTTTATTCTTTCTAATAAATCCATTGGGGATTCTGTCCTTAAGATAGAACCTTTAGGAGCCATTTGCGGAATACTAATAACTGCAGTGTCGTGTGGTCTGAAATAATCGTCTTCTAATAATTCTGGGTGTTGTGATTGCAAGTAACTATAGATAGATTCGTTTTTACCTACTCTCAATCTTCGTATATAATGTTTGTTATGCCAAGCGTGGATTCCAGAAGAGGTACCTAAAACTAAACTCGTTGTTCCCGCTGGTTTAACTGTAGTTGTTCTTGCAGCTTTATTTATTCCTATAAGTTTTGCAACTCTTGAATTTTCTTTTACGACGATCTTAGATGCCTGTTTCATATCGTAATTCATTACAACTCCACTTCCAATTCCCGTCATAGATATTCCTACCAAAGCATCCTTTTCAGTTGTTTCTTTCCAAATTTCTCTAAGATAATGGAAGTCTGTATAACTTGCTTGAATTGTTCCAATGAACGTAGCAGCTTTTACTCTTGCATTTAAATCTTCTTGTGATTCTATATTCGAAACATTTACCTCACATAAATTACAGAATTGATATGGTCTTAATGCTATTTCACAACAAGGATTAGTTCCCCAATCTTTATCGTTATTTAAATATATTCCAGGTTCTCCTGCTCCTGATAATTCAACTCTCTTCCACAAATCCATAAAGAATTCTTTAGTTACTTTGTGTCTCATAAGTACTGCTGAATTATTTGCTCTACCTCTTTGTGGATTCAATTCCCACCAGTTACCAGCTTTAGAACTTATCATTTGTTCGTCGTAAGCCGAAAATAAACTAATTAAAGCTGCCCTTCTAATACCTCCTGCCAATACTGCATCTGCGATATGGCAAACTATATCGTGTGTTTCAATTGTCGTTAACCTACTGCCATCACCTTTAGATTCTAGTATTCCTTTTATTTTTACGATACATTCTTTAAGTGGTTGAGGTCCCGGAGCTTTACCTCCCGATGTAACTAGCAAAGCACCTTTAGGTCTAATGTCAGAGAAATCAAATTTAATTTTAGAAGCTTTCCTTCCATTGTTAGAACCAACATAAGATTTAATTAATACTTTAACTGCATCCGACCAACCTTCGATATTATCACTTACTACAAATCTTCTTTCTCTATTGATGTGAGGTTTAACAATTTCAGGTAATTTATTGACGTGATGTTGTTGTACACTATAACCTACACCACAACCAGACAATAATAAAAACATAGTTTCACTAAACGAATCGATATGGTCGATAGGTAAATAACTACAGTTATATAGTCTGTTCGGTGAAATCTCAATTGGCTTTCCACCGAATTGCATTGACCTCATCGAAGGTAAAATCTTTTTGTCGTATACGAATTGATATGCTTGGTCAAGTTGTTCCTCTAATTCTGGAAACTTTTTTACATGCATTGCTTTGTTTCTATCGACTAATTCGGACCACGTCTCTCTTCTATTGTATTTCGGTAAATATTTTGCGTACTTCATGTGGACAGTTAAATCCGACAGTATCTCATTCGATATTTCCATAACCTTCATTTTCTCTTTAAATTTTGTTGTGTAACTATAAATATATTAGTCGTCTAATTCTTCAAATCTTTTCTTCATTTCTTTGCGTAGATATTCTTCGTGATTACCCATTTGAGATTTTAATTCTGCGCCTTTTACTGACGTTTCATTATACACATCGAAGTTCCCGTTATTGGTATTAATCTTAGACGGGAATGTAATTCCATCGGGACCAAATCTATTTTTTATAATATGTATTCTACCTGTACCTGCGACCTTATCTTCTATTTTTCTAGACAATGACATTACAAAATCAGCTGTCATAATTTTCGAATATGATTCTGCAATTTTATTTGCCTGTATTACATCTTCGTCGAGTGCAGATCTATTTGCTTGAGACGCCGTCCATACCGGGACTTCTAATTCGCCTGCCAATCCTCTTAATTCTTCGTAGATATTACCTAATTCGTGGCGTAAATCTTTTCCTCTCGTAGCGTTGCTACCTCTCAATAAATCTGCATAATCCAATATAATTATGTCTGGTTTCTTACCTAAGATTTTATATTTTTCAACATGAGATTTTATAGTATTTATAGTAGCTCCTTTTGTTGGATAGTATTTAATGATAAGATTACCGGGTATCTTTTCAACCGTTTCTTTTACTGTGTCAACATTATATTTTAATTCCTGATTTGCAATCCCTGTCATTACAGAATCATATCTCAATCCAACATAAGCTTCGTTTAATTCCAATGTATAATGCAACACATTTAATCCCGCTTTAATTGCTGCAACTCCTAAGTTAACTAACAGGAATGATTTACCGATACCGGCTGGCGCCACAACAACTCCAAGTTCACCTCCACCTAAACCTCCATCCATCAAATTATCTATTTCGTCCCAACCGGTTTTCTTAACATCTCTAACTGCCATTGTATATCTTTGTTCGACCATGTCTACATATTCGTGACCGATGTTCCTATCGCCACCTGATGTCATTGCTTTATCGACAAGCGTTTTAATCATATCGTAATTCCCGTTTTTAAGTAATTCTACGGAAGACAATATTGCAGTTTTAATTTCTTGGTTCTTACAAAAATCTATTGTTTTTTCTTGTATGTATTCTAAATCTTGGGAATCTAAATATTTATATGCTTCCTTTAAATTAGATATTATTGTAGTTTTTAATACATCGTCTTCTATTCCTATAATCTCTGATTTTAATACCTCGGCAGTAGGTTGTACTTTGTATTTAAAAAATTGTTTCTTTATTATTTCTACAATTGTTTTGTTGGCTTCGTTTTCAAAATACTCCGGATTAAGTATGTCTGCAATCTGCTGTAGGAAATCTTTATTTTTTAATAAAGACGTTATAATCTTTATTTGAAACGTATATCCAAATTCACTTAATCTATCTGTCATTTTCTTCTCTTTTCATTGCCATTGCGTTGAGGTGTGCAAATACCTGTTTAAGCCATAATTCCGGATTCTTAATTGCTGAGTTAGTTGAATCTTCTAACATCATAGTTAGAAATTTATATTTAACTAACAATGGTATTTTATCTCTGGCTATTTCCATAACTTCACCTTTTGCTATTCCGTGTATATCTACTTCGTCCAATTGCATCAAATCATAATTTAGTTCTAAGATTTCTCTTGATTCGGATAACCTTTGATTTATTTTCGACTTGTTATTTGTAGCCGTATAATCTATTATATCGTCTACTGTAAGTTTTTTATCTTCAAATAAAATAGGTAAATTCTTCATTAATGTTTTAACGCCAGTTCCTCTTACGCCCGGAATATTATCTGAAGCATCACCTTTCATTAATCTGTACATT